GTCCTCACCCTGCAGCCACAGGCCCGAGAGCTCGCCCACGCGAACCTTGCTCTTGGACTCCTCCGCTTCGGGCAGCTCAAGACGCCCATCGGCATTGCGATGCTGCGCCAGATTGGGCTGCTCACGGCTCACGAGCTTGAACGTCCCCGGGTTGTTCTCCTCGATGACCGGTGCCACGACGGGCGGTCCGACCAGGCCCTTCTCCTCGAGCTTGCTGACGGTGTTCTTCGCCTTGCGGGCGGACCGCTGCTGCTCCGCGGCGCCCTCGTCGTCGCGCTTGACGACGTGCTTCGCGCCCTCGGCGTCGGCGGCCTTCTGCTCGGCAGCGTCGGCCTTCTTCGCGGCGACGTTGCCCTCCTTGATGATCTTGGCGCGCTCGGCGCGCTTGGCCTCGATCGGATCCTTCTTCGCGGTCACGAGTGCTCCTTCCTATGACTGGATGATGGGGAGCGCGTCCCCGAACAAGCTGAACACGTACCAGACCCAGTTCTGGTTGCCCCCGGTGTTCACCAGGCTGACGATCCGCCAGTACCGGTACTTGGGGAGCTGCCTGGAGAGGGACCAGACGTTCGATCCGTTGTTGGTGTACGAGTTGATCGCGGTCCAGTTCGACCCGTCGTTCGAGGCGTCGAGCCTGACCGATGCAGGACCGTACGTGGTGTTCTCGGAGGTGAAGTAGGCCCTGATGATCTGGCGTGATGCCCCGAGGTCGAGCTGGATGACGTTGCCCGAGTTGCCGTTCGAGAAGTCCCACCGACCACCAGTTGCCGGATTCTGCCTGTCGCCTGAGTTGTTTGCCCCGCCACTGGTCTGTGAGAGCGTCCCGTAGTAGGGGTAGAGGCCGAGCCCGGAGAGGTTCTTGTTCTGGAGCTTGTAGGGCTTGCAGGCGAACACCCGGATGGCGTGCTTGACCCAGTTGTTGCCGGTAGGAATGCTCGCGATCTCGAAGTGGACGTACCGAGCAAACGTCGGGCGGAAGTCGAACCTGGCACTCACCGCTGGCCCGCCGTTCCACACCATCGTCCACGTTGATGCATCAAGAGACGTGTAAACGAACATGCCTGCGGCTGCGTACGGAGTGCTGTTCTGATCCATCTCAGCCGAGTCGATCCAGTACCCGCGACCGAGATCGACCCGCATGTACTGGCCTGGGTTGGTGTTGGCCGAGTCGTGCCTGCCGCCGCCCTCATCAAGCAGGGTCTGTGCGGTGAACGCGAACGTCGAAGACGCCGTACAGGTGGCCCCGAAGCCAGTGCGAGCCACGTTGTAGCTGGACTGGCCCTGTCCACGAGGACGGGGAACACCTGCGATCGGACCCGGCAGGGAGATGGCCGGTCGAGCCTTCGACAACACCTGGCCACGAGATCGGTCGTATTGCTGGGTTCGGGGAATGCCGTATACGCCGCCAGGCATCAAATCTCCCTTGCTGTCATCTGATGGTCTTGGCGGAGAACGAGACGTATTGATCGGCGTACGACGTGATACCCCAGTTGGCCACGACGCCCATCCTGGTGGACCCGAGGATCTGGAACCTGTGCCTCCCGTACGGCAGGGGCGGCGTCGTCGCGACTGCGTGGATAAGGCCGCGTCCACCGCCGACCTCAGTCCGCTGGCCCAGGCCCTCAAGCGTCGACCCCAGGCGGACGCCGTCATAGGCGAGATCGGCGTACGAGATGTCGCCGATGCCACCCATGTTGTTCCCGACGAACGCATCAAGCTGCACCCGACCGCTCGTCGTCAGGTACAGATCCCACGCTGCCAGGAGCGGCTGGAAGACCTGGTAGTTGGACGGCACGCCGTTGGTCGCACCGTATCCCGATGATGCGTTGGTGGTCATGTTCGTGGAGGCGTCCCGCATGCTGGCTGAAGGCAGCCGCTTCGCCCCGAGGAGACCGGGGACGGGCAGCGTCGGCACGTCAAGTGGTGTCGCGGACCATCGGATGTACCGGCCAGTGTTGGCGGTCCCGAAGTACCCGGACCCGAGGATCTGTCCCAACAGTGAGATCGTGTGCTTCCCTGGGCTGAGCGCGAACGGCGTAGGCCAGGTGAACACGATCTGGGAGTGGCCACCATTCTCGAAGCGAGACGCAAGCCCTGTCCCACCTGGGGTGTACCCAGGCTGTCCGATCCACTGCTGCACGCCGTCGATGGCGATGTCGAGGACGGCGAGATCGTTGATGCTGACGTTGGCGTTGCCGCAGTCCACGCTGATCGACAGGCGAGACCACGAGGGGAGCGACACGCTCAGATCCCACCCGAGGTTCACGAACGGCTGAGACGAGAGAGGCCCGTAGGCATTGGAGGGCGAGTAGTACGACGCGGTCTTCGCGGTCGCCGTCGGAACCCCGTAGGACGACGGGGTCCGGTTCTTGTTCAGGATGCCGGAGTTGTACATGCGGAATGACGCAATCCCGGTGAAGGCGTTCGCGCCGACGTTGGCCGTGATGTAGATGCGGTAGTAGGTGAACGCCTGGGGCTCCGCGATCGACCACAGGTACGGACCCACGCCCCGGTGCGGGTAGAAGCCGGACTGGCTGTCGAGCGTCGTCCACGACGAGCCGTTGTTCGACCCCTGGAACTGCCACGTTGACGGCCCCCGGTTCGGGAAGGAGTCCGCCCTCCACGGGATGAACTCGTAGTGGGTGACCCGGGTCGGCGCGGCGAACTGGTACTGGAGCCACGTCGGCATGTGACTTTCGACGCACAGCCAGCCGCCGATGTTCAGCCAGGGGTTGAACGGCCTCCACCCCTCGACGCCCGCCGAGTAGACGCTCTCAGCCGAAGCCACCCCAGACGGGGTGGTTGCCGAGGTCATCGTCGGAATGAGCGATCCCGGAGCACGGACGGACTGGATGGTCATCTCTGTCTAGTAGTCCCCGCCCATCGGCGCGACAGTGGTGGTCTTGGCGGCGGTCATCGTCGCCACGCAGTTGCACTTGAGCAGCGCCGACGCCGGGAGCGTCAGGTAGCCCAAGATCGGGGCCAGGGTGCTGATCGCGTCCACACGAGCGACGGTCGTGTAGCCCGACCCAATCGGCACGTTGACGTTGCCGATGTAGTAGTCGGTGCCCGAGATGCTGACGAAGAACGCCAGGTTGACCGCCGTGGTGTCGTCGGTCGAGACCATGATCGAGTCGATACGCGCGCCGTTGGAGCCAGCGGTGTAGACCGTCTTCTTGGTCGTGGTGTCACCCGAAGCGAACGTCTGCGGGGAGCCGTTGGTCGGGGCGAGAATGAAGATGGGTGAGGTGTTGGCGGCCATGCGATCTCCTAGCGGAAGTTGGCTGCGGCGTAGATGCGCGCAGCAGCGTTGACTTCAGGGGTGGCCCCTGCTGTGACACCGAGAGTCGCCCTGGCCGTCGTCGCGTCAGCGTCGTCGAGCAAGGTGCGGATGAACGACGAGAGCGTCGTTACAGATGCAGCCCCGGACCCCGTGAAGTACGGCAGCTTGTCCGCCGCCGAGGTCAGCCCGGCCAGGGCCGTGAGCTCCGCGTCCAGCGGCTGCTTGCCCGCGAGCGAGGTCGTGACCGTGGCCGCGTAGTTGGCGTCATCGCCCAGGGCCGCGGCGAGCTCGTCGAGCGTGTTCAGGGCGCCCGGCGCCGAAGCCACGAGCGCAGAGATCGAGGCGTCGATCAGCGCCTGGACCTCGGCCGTGTCCGTGCCGCCCAGCGAGCTCCAGTCGACCGGCGCTCCGGTGTCCTCGTCGATGACGCTCGTCTTGGCAACGAGGATGTTCTTCAGGAACGACTTCTGGAGGTCATTCAGCGGCGGCATGTACTTCTCCTAGCCCACGTTCAGGATCTGGTTCCCAGCGCGAGACTGGATCTCTGCGGCAAGGTGAAAGCCATCGAACCCGCCCGAGGGCAGGACGCTGGTGTAGGTGAGCGGCGGCGATGTGCTGGGGTTGTCCTTGAAGCCGACCGTGACCTCACGCTGCGACCACAGGACGTGGCCCAACGACGTGACGCCAGCAGGGAGACCAAGCGGCCCCCAGTCGTCGTCACCGCAGAGGCAGAAGAACTCGAGCCGTCGAACCCCGGTATCAACGCCAGTCGGGTTGACCCAGGCAGCATTGCCGCCAGACGAGAACCCGGTATTCCGGGCCGCGCCATCGGCGATCAGCGGACCTGCCCCCGAGATCTCTCCGAGAACGTAGCCCCGGATGCCGCCGCCAGTGGCTGCAACAGAGGTCTCTCCAGACGAGATCTTCCACCAGAGGCCGTGCTGCGACCCGGCCTGCGACTGGTTCAGGGTGGAGTACAGGTTGGCCCAACCGCCCGGAAGCGACGGAACGGTGGTGTCGAACTCGGACCCTCCGGATGCCACAAACACCAGCAGGTTGCCCGACGTTGAGGCACCCGGCAGTGTCAGCGTTGAGCTGATCTCCGACGACACTCCTGTCCACTGGACCAGTGCCGCAGTCACTACTGGCTCCGGGTGATCAGGAGGACGAGCGTCACCTTGGTGACGGTCGACGGAGTCGCCTCGACGTTGATCCTGATGATGTCGCCCGCGGTGACGGCCGTCGTCCAGGTGCCGACCGACGTGGCCTGGTTCTTCGCGGCGCTCGAGAGGGTTGGCTTGGCCGACGCCGTGATCGTGTCGGCGATGGTCGGCGGGTAGTTGGCGTACGTGTCCTTCCAGAGATCGACCACGATCGACCCGGAGACGTCGGCCAGGAGCTTCCAGCCGGTGATCACGCCGGTGAACGGGATGAGCAGGTCGCCCTTGATCCCGGCAGTGATGACGGCTCCGCCGCCGTCGATCAGGAATGCCGCTGCCGCTGCCAGCAGGTTGGGCGCCATCTGCGCATCGGTCAGGTAGCCGTCAGACCCCAGGGATGCCAGCTCGCCAGCCACGCCCTTCTTGGCGTTCGTGTTGGCATTGACGAGGTTGGTGACGTTGGTGACGAACGTCGAGTTCTGCGTCACCTGCGTGATGTAGGTGTTGTTCTCCTGGACCTCGGTGATCTGGTTGACCGTCTGCTCGATGAACGTCTGCTCTTCGGTGAGCTGCGTGATGAACGTCTCGTTCTGGACGATCTCGGTCACGAACGTGTCGTGGGTCGCGATCTCCGTCACGAAGTTGTTGACGACGTCCGGCGGGAAGTCGAGCGCGGCCAGTGCCTCGTCCAGGGTCTCCTGGGTGACGAAGTCGTTGGTAGGCGAGGAGAGCGGCAGGCCAGTGTCCGGGTCAAGCACCTCCGTCGAGAGATGCTTGTGGCCCCCCATGTTCCTCTGGAGTTTCGTCCAGTCGACTGCCATGCGGGACCTCGCTTTCAGGTGCTGGTGCCCCCTGCCTCAACGAGACAGGGGGCGGAATATCACGAGGTCGCTTCGACCGTGACAGAAGCGGTGGCGATGTCGGCGTCGTTCGCCATGTCCCGGATGCGGAGCGTGTAGCTGCCGTCAGCCGGGAAGATGTAGTCGTCCCAGGTGTGCTTGCCGTCGGACGACGGCTGGAACACGTGGGAACGGGCATCGTCCACGCCCGCCGGAGCGTCCACGAGGATGTAGTACCGGCGCTCGGTACCTGCCGCGCGGGAGGCTGAGTCGGAGACGAACACCGCCGTGCCAGCGGTGCCAGCGGTGGTCACGTTGACCGGGACGCTGAAGTGGTCGGCGTCGATCTTCGTGACGACGCGCGATCCGTTGATCGTGGGGGTCGAGTTCGACCCGGCGATCGTGACGGTGTCGCCCGTCTCGAACCCGTGCGCCGTGGACGCGATGACGGTGGGGTTGGCCAGCGTGTTGGCCGTGATCGTCTTGGACCCACCGGACCCCGCGGTGGTGTTGGCCTCGAGACCGGTGCACTCGATGTGGACCGCGGTCTTGGCCTCGACGACCGTCGCCGAGCCGCTCCGGGCCGTGATGGCAGCAACCATCTCGCTATGCCTCCTTCGGCTTAGTCAGGTACAAGAACCTGCCAGCCCAGCTCATCTGGCTCGATCGCCAGTCGGTGTTGAACGGGCTGGCGTCGGAAACGACCCATCCCTTGTCAATGGCGAGATCTTCCCACCACGACATCGGCTTGACGTTGACGTGCGACAGGTCGCCGTCCATGGCGTGAGAGTCGTCGGCGTCCACGGCGATCAGCAAGAGCGCCCGGTCGCTGTACTTGAACGCAAGCTCCAGGAACTTCTCTGACTGCTCTTCGGTGAGGTGCTCGGGTGTCTCTGTCGAGAGCACGAGGTCGACGCCCCGCTCCATCCGCTCCCACGCCTTGGGATCAGCGGCGTCCCCCTGCCAGGTCCGGCTCTTGATGCCCTTCCAGAACCAGAGCCTCTCGACCACGTACCCGTAGGCGCACCCGACGTCCAGGACCGACGTGGGATGGAGGTGCTGGACGAGCATCTCCGTCAGCCAGTCAGCCCAGGTCCCGGGACCATAGGGTGTGTAGTTCGACTTGGACCCGTCCGTGAAGTAGGCCTCGTCGTAGAACTCGGCCGGAACAGGCTTCTGCGCCGTCTTGCCCTTTGTCACCCGTGCTCCTTCGGACCCCATCGGATCCATGCAGCCTGGAGGCTCGAGTTGGCACCCAGGCGTCGGTTGTGCTCGCCCACGTTGTGGCGAAGCTGTTGAACCGAGATGGCCAGTTTCCGAGCGGCAATCACCGCGTCTCCGCACTCGGCGTAGGCCTGAAAGCATTCGTACTGACGATCGGTGGGCTGGCGGCTAGTCCTGCTTCGGGCCGCCATCACCGATCTGCGGCTTCTCTGGGGGTCGCTTGGCGTCGAGAAACTCTCGACCAGTGGGGATGTCGGTGAGGTTGATGGCGCCCTGCGGCGTGACCATCATCAGGTCGTCGAACTCGGGGCCGAGGGGCTGCTTGCCCATCGCCTTGAGCGCGCTGTTGACGCTCTCCCACGGCATGCCTGCCAGGGCCAGCTTGTAGTACTGGGCGAGCTTCATGCTCTCCGAGAGGTTGAGCTTCGTCCACTTGAAGCGCAGGTTGTTCCGCTGGCCGCCGAACGCCGGGTGCCAGACGTACTCGCGCGTGTAGTGGCGGCGCATCAGGTCCATCAGCGGGCGGAGACCACGGTCCTCGGTCTGCTGGTCGCTGACCTCTGCTGTCGAGCGGTTCACGTCCATGCCCAGCCCCAGATCCTGCGGGTGCATGCCGAAGACGGCGGCGATCTTCCTGACGAGGTAGACCTGCCACTCCATGAACTGGGAGTCCTTGTTCGAGTCGTGGAACTTCACGAACGACGGGAGCTTCCCGCCGCCGGTCACTGCCACGGCGCCTCGACCGTAGACCTCCTGGGCCATGAACGACTTGAAGGCATTCACCTGCTCGGGCCGGACGCCTTCGCCCAGGTGGAGCAGGCCGTCCGGCATCGGGTTCCGGACCTGCCTAGCGTTGAAGCTGTGGCTCTCGAGCTCGGCGTCGATGGAGAGCTTGAGGGTCTCGAGCTTCGAGAGACCGACCGGGGAGTTCGTCCTCGGGGTCTCCATGATGTAGATCATCTCGTCGTTCTTGTACGACGCCCGCTCGAAGTTGTCCGGATACCAGAAGTACCGAGGCTCGTCCGGGTCAGATCCGTCCCACAGGGCGTTGACGCGGATCGTGCCACCGTCCACCGCGTGGAGGAACTGCGGCTCGCCGCGGAGGTTCGGCTCGAGCTCGATCGACCCAGCGTCGAGGACCAGGATGTCCTCGAGCACCTGGCTGTTCATGGTCGAGAACGACTCGGCCTTGGGGTTCGAGAACTCCAGGCGCTCCCGGATCTCGCGCCGCAGGCCCTCGTCCGGCGCCGGACCGTCGGGATCGTCCTGGACGATGTCCCACTCGGCCTGGCCGATCTGGCTCTTCCGGATGTTCAGCGCCGCCCGGACCCACTCGCTGTGCTCGGACCAATGGCGGAACAGGCTGACGTTGCTCTTGCCGACCCGGCCCTTCTCCTTGAACGAGGCGATCGCGACGGCCGACGGGATGTTCTGGGGGGTCGCCTTGAAGGCGTTCTGGATCGAGTCGCGGATGCTCACTTGCTGCCCAGCTCCCGGAAGTGACGATCCGTGATCTGGTCGACGGCACGGTCAAGGTGGGTCGCGATCATCTCATGGTTCATCGCCACGACCGCCTGGTCGTACGTCATCCGGGACGTGTCGAGACCGGCCATCAGGTCATCCATGTAGTCGGGGATCTCGCGCTTCCCGTCGCGGAACTTTCGCTCGGCCACGCTATCTCCTCCGGACGCTGGTGTAGAAGAACTCGGAGCCGCCGAGGTCCATCGAGTAGCCCAGGGCGTCAACCTGGTCATCGTGGCCCTTGGGGAATGCCCTGAGCTCCTGCTCGAAGTCGCTGCCCTCGAGCGTGGACCTGTGGAAGACCTTGCCAGCCTCGTACTTCGCCGCGGCAGCCCTGGCCCTCGTGGTCTTGTCGGTATCCGCCCTGCGTCCCTCGATCGGGATGCGCGGGTAGTCGGCCATGACCTCCTGGATCAGGGTCGACTGGAACTGCTGGCTCTCGCAGATCACCAGGCCGATCTCGGGGAACGCGAGCCATCCCTCGTGGATGAACTCGGCATGGTGGGTCTCCCGCTTGTCGCGAGAGGCCGACATCACGTAGAAGTTGCCCTTGTGGGTGCAGTCGGTGCAGACGTCCTCGGCCGTCGTCACCCGGGCGGTGTAGTCGGCCCGCTCCTTCTCCGAGGAGGCGAGGTCGACGCCCATCTTGAGCGAGTAGGCATGCCCCTCGGGCAGCGTGTCGAAGTACTGGAACTTCGACGGGAAGATGTTGCCAGCGAGCAGGCCCGACACGTCGTTCTGGTACGCGCACATGAACATCGGCGTGCCTAGGTCGGACCACATCTTGAACAACCGGTCCACGGACCAGTAGCCCGGCCAGTACGACGTCAGGCTCGTGCGCTCGGACAGGTCGCCGACCAGCGCCGACCGGACCAGGTGCTTCCAGCCCTTGCCATGCTCCTTGCCCACCAGCTTCTCGGCGGGCGTGATCAGCAGCTCGTAGACGTCCTCGACGGCCCAGCGGGTGCCCAGCACGACGACCACGCCGTCGGGCTTCAGGCACGGCAGGACCGTCTTCATCAGCCAGTCCTTGACCTTCTCACGGGACTCGGGCGTGGCCGAGTTCTCCTCGTCGAGGATGTCGTCGCAGATGATGATGTCGAACCGCTTGCTGATGATCGCGCCGCCCACCCCGCGCGCGTACATCGTCGCGTTGTTCGTCGTGACCAGCGCCGAGTCCCGGCGGATCCACTCGCCGTCGGTCCACTTCAGGTCACCGGCCTTGAGCGAGCCGAAGAGCTCGATGTGCCTCGGATTGAGCTCGACCGTGTTCCTGACCGCCCGGCTGAAGCCGTCAGCCAGGGTCTGGGTGTTGGACATCAGCCCGATGGCGATGTCCGGGAAGTTGCTGATCAGCCAGGCGCACAGGCCCGTGTTGCCGTGCGTCGTCTTGGCGGCGCCCCGCGGCTCGAGGACGACGATGTTCTGGCGGGTGGCGATCGCCTCGTAGATCGCCTCGAGCATCTCCCGGTGATGCGGGGCTGCCGGGAACCCGAGGACGTAGTCGTTGTAGGCGATCAGGCCTTCGACGGAGTCAGTTCGGACCAGTGCTCCGAGCGCCTGGGAGTGGAGATCGGACCACTGCTCGTCGCTCTGAAACGCGCTCTCCAGCGACGTCCGCAATCGCTCGAGTGAGCTCGGGTCCGAGCTTGCTGAAGTCGAAGGTGACACGCTCGTTTCGCTCCTCGCTGATCGCTGTCGGATTGCCTGTGAGGAGCAGGAGCTTGTCGATCAGCTTTGCCATGTCTGACGGCGTGATGACTTGGCCGGGGACCGTCTGCTTGACCATGACGTTCCGGGAGTGATCCCAGACGTCGATGGTCCGGTCCTGCATGTCGGCGGCCATCTTGAGGATCGCGGCGTGGATCACGTCCAGCGCGTCCGACCGGATCTCCATGATCTTCTTGCCCATCTGGTCACCGGCGACCGCGATCGCCTTCTCGGTGGCCCGGGCGTGGAACTGGTCACGCTTCGCGCGCCAGTCGCGCTGGTTGGCCTGGACGTTCATCGCCGACCACGGGACGTCGTGCTCCTTGGCGAACGCCCGGATCGAGACTGACGGCTCGGTCTGGATGAACAGCTTCTCGAGCTCGTCATAGTCGTACTTGCCGCGCCCGCTCATTCGACCTCGACCTCTCGAAGCGGGACGGTCGACAGGATCACCCGGCAGTTGCCGATCACGAGGGGCTCGGCGGTGTCCCGGTCGAACCACTCCTGCATCAGGGCGCGGATCGTCTCGAACTCGGCCCGGTTGATGTCGTCAGGCGTCGTCAGGATGGTCTTGCCCGACGGCCAGATGACCAGCGTGAAGTGCGGGCCCTTGTGCGAATGCGAGCCGTCGAGGGTCACGCGCTCCTGCTGCTCAGGTCCCGAGGTATTCGGCGCAGACGTACTCGAGGCCTTGCCAGTCGTTGTCTGCATCCGCTTCCCCTTTCGCTCGCGCGATCGCGTTGTCCACGACCTCCGCGACATCAGCGGGCATCCTGTACACCCGCTCCACCCAACGCTCGCCTGACGGCGCCCCCGGAGTCGGACCCGAGACCCGCTTCTGCTCCAGGGCGCCCCAGTCGATTGTCTTCGCGCCCACCAGGGCGTCGAACCGCTCCTTGTCGAACGGCATCACGGCCCGGAGCTCGCCCTCGTCACGGCGCTTGATCAGGCCGGAGAGCAGATCCTTGAGCTTGTTCTCGTTGGGGCGACCGCGGAGCTCGTTGAGGATCGCGGTCAGCTCCATCGCCGTGTCGTCATCGACGTCGACGACCCAGCAGGGGAACCAGGTCATCCCCTCCTTGGCGGCAATCCGGAAGCGGTGCTCGCCGTCGATGATCTCGTACTGGTGGTACGGATCTCCCTCCAGCGGGTTGAACCGCACTGTCAGCGGATCGAGGAAGCCGTACCGGTGGATCGAGAGCCGCTCCTTCTCGGCGGTCTCGGGATCCATCTGGTTGGGGTTCCAGGTGTTGGGCCGGAGATTGACCGCGTCGATCTCCCGAGCCTCACCTACAACGCGCGCGGCGTCCGTCGCATCCTCCCGATCGTGTCAGTCTCGTCCGTGACGACGACCTCGGTGATCCGTGGGTAGTGGCCGAGCAGCTCGCCTGTGATCTTGGCCGCCAGGCCAGTCACGCTGGTCGCTGCGCCAGGCATCACCTGCTCGAGCGACTGCCGGTCGATCAGCGCCAGGTAGTTGCGAAGCGCATCGCCCAGGCCCTCGGACGCCAGCGGAGCCCCATCCTCGACACGAGGCTCGCCCGTGACGAAGACCTGCACACGGTAGGTGTGCCCGTGCAGATTGGGGAGTCCACAGCCAGCGTGGAGAGCGGAGAAGGCCCCTGAGACCCCGTACTCAGCGTTCATCCTGCTCCAGAAAGAGGGGACGGGTCGGCCGCCCATAGCCGACCCGTCCGTCCGGGTTGAGCGACGAAGGCGGCAACCGAGTCGCTCTGGTGAGTCTGAAGTTGCACGCACTCTAGCTGGTGTGCGTACTCCAGCGCAATGCGTGCAGCTATTCTTCCTCGCCGCCGTCGAGGTCGGTCCATCCCCGCTTGGCTGTCCAGCGCCAGTTCAGCCGGATGTCGTCGTACGGGAGGATCACCAGGAGGCCCTCGATGTCACAGCAGAGTGCCGTCGTCTCACCGATGGCGATGACCATGATCTCGAGTCCGGTCTTGATCTGCTGGGCGCTGTAGAGCTTCTGGAGCTCGTTCACTCGTTGCCCTTGCCGGGGGCTGCCAGGCGCTCGACCTCTGGCTCAGGGTTCATCGGCCCAGGCCCCTTCGCGAGGTCCGAGATCCAGGCTTCGGCAATCGCGATGCAGGTGACGTGACGCTTGCCGTCCTTGGACTTCACGCCCTCATCGGACTCGAACTGGTACGAGCCGGAGAGCGCCGTGCTGCACGCCACGCCCGGAGGCGGAGCGTCCTTGCCGATGCCCGGGACGATGGCGTGCCAGTCGCTGAGCTTCGTGCGCTGGCCGACGGTGTTCCGGACCCGGATCCACCGGACCTCACTGCTGCTTCTCATCCGATACCTCCACGAGGACGTCGTCGATCTCCCCACCCTCGAGGTCGATGAACTGGGTGATGGTGATCTTGACAGGGCCGCCGACATGCGCCTCGAGGACAAAGCCCGTCACGCCCGGGATCGGCTTCCCATTGCGTTCGAGGACGATGCTATTGGCGACCTTCCTGCTGCCGCCTGTCTGCCTGATCCTGATCCTGTCCCAGCTCTCACTCACGGGTCAGCTTCTCCTCGATCGACCGCACAGAGCCCGGGAAGAACGTGTGCGTGAGACCGGTCGGACGCTTGTTGCGATTGAGCAGGGTGATGATCACCTTGCCGTCCCGCTCGTGCTTGACCTCGAGATCACCGCCGTTCTGGGTGACCTTGACGGTCGTCGACTCCAGCTTCCCGCCGATCTCCGACTTCACCGTCACGTAGTCGTTCTTTGCCATTGTGCCTCTCCCTTGGTTGAGCTATTCGCTGATGACACAGGTCGCACATGTCGATCGACCCTGCGCCCTTTGATGTCCACGAGCCATCCGCTCGTCGCTGCTGTTCGCGCAGTCCGTACCTGGTGGCTGGGCTGCTGCCGCAGATGTGGCAACTGACCGGCACCTCACAGAAGCAGGGTGACGATCAGGGCCGCGACAACCCCGATGAGGACGAACATCGCGAGCGTGAGGATGATGGTCCCGAGATCGGTTCCCTCCTCTACGGCCTCCGCCTCACCACGCTGCCGGTGAGTCAGGAGGTGGGTCGGGCCCAGTTGCATTGGCACGCTGGCGCCGCAGATCGCGCAGGTCTGGCTGGACTCAGGCATCGTCATCTCCCTTCTTGGGCCGGATCTCCTGGGTGTACTCGGCCAGTGCTGTGATGATCACGCTCCACCATTCGCGGAGCCGCTTCACTTGGTCGGATCCCGTACGGTCCCGTCGGGATCAATGAACAGGGCGTGGTTCGGGGTCGCCCGCTGGATCACGAGGCTGATCCAGCCGCTGATCGTGAGGCCGTTCTGGGCTGCCTCGGACTTCACCCGTCGCCACTGGACCTCCGACAGGGTGATGCCCCGTCGGACCATCTTGTCAGTCTCCATCGTCATCCTCGTCGTCGTAGTCGGGTGCTCCGTCAGTCTTGACCACCAGCAGCCGGTAGCGGTCGAGGATGCGCTCGAACTCCTCGCCCAGGCGGGTGATCTCCAGTGGGTGGAAGTTGATCTCGCTCAGGGTCCGCTCCTGCGTCAGGTCGACGATCAGGTCACGGATTTCCCGGCCCTCGAGCCCCACGTCGTAGAGCTCGTCCAACGTGGCGGTCATCGCTCCACCTGCCGGAAGTGGTAGGCGGTGATGTAGCGGCAGCACCGGCAGTCCGGCGCGTTCTCGCACGGGGCCTCGTTCTCATCGGACACGAGAACACTCTTCTGGATGCCCTCGTAGGCGAGGCCGACCTCCGCCCACGTCCAGCCGGTATCGACCACCGATAGCGCCTCGCGACGAGCCTGCGACCACGGGACGACTCCCCGCTCGACCCAGATGTCTCCGTCCTCGTTGAGGTACGGGCCGCTCACGACCGCTTCCTCGTCGCCTGTCCACCGGCCAGGGCCGTGAGCACCTCCGCGATCATCCACTCCGGCCAGGCGGCCTTGGTGAACTCCTTGTGGGCGTCGACCAGCGAGGTGACCGTCGTGCTGAACTGGCTGGTCGTCATGGCCGACATCGGGCCGATCGACGACAGCATCATCTCGGTGACGGCTCGCTTGAGCTCGTCGATCTCGTTCTGGTCCATCACCAGCTCACCTTCACATCAAGCACCCCTGTGCCGCCGAGCCGCCGCATGGGCTCCCAGTACAGGTCGATCAGTCGGGAACGATTGCCGCACCAGTCCACGAGGGTGACCCGGACGGATCGCCCACCGTGGCGCACGGTGACGGTCTTGCCTCGCCAGTGCGAGCCCATGGCCGACCGGAGCCGACCGCACGCCGCGGCAACCATCGAGCCTGGGCCGTAGAGGTAGTGGCAGGGGCTGGCCCCGGTCTTGCAGTACCAGCTCGCCTCGCCTTGGATCGAATGGCTCGTCGAGGGCCGGACAACGACCGGCCTGGGAGCAACGATGTCGGGGATCGCGAGGTGCTGACTGAAGATCGTAAGCAGCACCACTCCGATCGACACCTTGGTGGTCACCGCTCTTCCTCCTTGGGTTCCCCGGACTCCCCGACCACCGTCAGGAACCGGCTCGGCACGTCGTGACAGTCCTGCGGGTCCGCATCGAAGCGCACCACTGACCGGCTGCTCGCGGCGTACTGGTGGTCCGGCACTTCGCGGCTCAGTTCCTCGCCTGTCTCACCGGCCCGGATGAGGCGACCAGCGCCCCGGTACAGCGGCTTGATGTCCTCGCGGACGACGACGCGCGTCATCGGGTGGGTTCCCCGGACTCCCCGGAGAGGGCGGCGTACTCGCGGGCGATGGCGGCTTGCGCCTCGTTCGCACTGATCCAGCGGTCCTCGCCGGGAAGGAAGGTGTCGATCCCTGACCGGACCTGCGCCCGTGCCAGCCGCTCCACGTCCAGCCGCTCGTCCCCGGTGGAGACACCGGCCCGAATGAGGGCGTCGGCAACGTCCTCGACCGTGAAGGGCCAGCGGTTCTGGTGAACCTCGGGGAAGATGTCGGCCAGCAGCGCCGCCAGCCGCTCCCGGTCCAGCCCGCTCCCGGTGAGGCTGACACCGGCCCGGAAGGCGTTGACCAGCGCGACGATGAACGCGGCGTCCTCGTCACAGACCACGTTCCCGACCTGTGCGCCTCCAGCACGCTCGCGGATCGTCCACGCGATCGAGCCGCGTTCGATGACCCAAGGTCCGGGGGACGCCTCATCGGACAGCGCCGCCAGCCGCTCCCGGTCACCGTCAACCGGGACGGCGCGGGCCTCGTTGTCGGTCATCGCTCGGTCTTCCTGATCAGCAGGGACTTGGCCTCGAGGACATGACGCTCGAACTCGATCTCGACCCTGGCCTGGTCCACGCCCTTGACCTCGACCCACCGACCGTTGAGCCCGCCGCCGGAGGACACGGAGCAGGACGGGATGTCGGCATCGCTCTCGATGTCCCACGGCCAGAGCAGGACGGTGTCATCGCTCTCGTCAGGGACGGTGAGGACGTTGGTGAACGGGCAGTCGATCGGATCGGGGTTTGGGGTGTGGAAGTGCCCGACGCCGACCTGGTGCATCAGGCGCGCACTCCAGTGCATCGTCCGGACGGGGATGCGGGCAGGGAGCCCGTCGAGCACCTCGAGCTCGATCGGATCGTTCTCCCCGGCATCGTTTGCCAGGCGCGGGTCGTAGAACGCGGCGTGGACGTTGAAGTCGTCGTAGCTGCCACTGTTGGCGATGTAGATCTTCATTCTTCTTCCTGCTCCCAGAGCGAAGGACCGGACCAGAACACCGGGAAGCCGACCCCGATGGATCCGGACACGTTGAACTCGAAGTGCTCGACGGCGTCGGTGTAGGCGTCCGTGGTCTCCGCCTCCTCGGCCTCGGCGACGAGGAGCTCGATGCACTTGGCGCGGCTGTAGACCGCGTAGTAGATGCCGCCCTGGTTCACGACGCCCAGATAGGCCTGGTCGTACATGTCGCGGGGCTCGAGGAGCGTCGTCCCGTCGGGCGCGATGTCGTGCTCGTCCTCAGCCATCGAACCGCTCCTCGTTGAGCCGCCGGAGCTCGATCGCCTTGTAGATCTGGGGCACCGACAGGGCGCCGTGGCCGACCCACTTCGGGTACGCGCCCGCGGCCGTCATCAGCTCTCTCGGGTGCTCGGAGAAGTACTCGAGGTCAGACCGGATACCGGCGCGCTCAATATTCCGGGCGGCGCGCTCGATGCGCGCCATCTCCCGTTCGGTGACGAAGAACCGCATTACTCGACTCCGCATGAGATGGGGGTGTAGGTCTTGCCGGACAGGACCACCGGGGTGACCGTCTTGCCGGTGGACACGATGCCGACGCTCGACGTGGACGAGATGCGGTAGCACCCGTCGGGGACGTCCGAGACGCCACCCGTCGCCAGCGCGGCGAGGATCAGCCACAGGAACGTGAAGACCACCGAGAGCAGCGCGAAGAGGACCCACTCGTAGTTGCCTCGGCGCCACGCGACCCAGGCTGCAACGTAGCAGCCGATGGTGACCACCGTGAAGGCGATGAAGGCGATGGCGAGGAAGATCACTCCTCGCCCTCGGGGAACAGGAAGTTGAGGCGCTCCTCGATCGCCGCCCGGATGGCAGCTCGACCGTTGCCGTACCTGTAGTAGTTCTGGATCTCGTCGACCAGCACCCGGTCGAAGACCTCGCGGGCCTGCTTCTCGACGGTGGCCCTGACGTACTCGGGCGTGAGGGCTCGCTCGACCGCGTCCTTGAGGATGTGCTCCTGGTCGGCGAGCCTGTCGTTGATCGCGGCGATCAGGGTCTGCTTGTGGTGCTCGAGCTCCACCCGGAGCATCGGCATCTCTCCGTAGTTCATTGGTTCCTCCGTGTGCGTTTCCTTGTCGGGTGAGGTGAACCTCAGGCCCCGTGAAGAGCCTGAGGGTCTGCCACACCTCGGACGGATGACTCGCCAGTGATCCATCCGATCCAGATGATACATCTACGGGCGGCGCACCGGCATGATGTTCCGGCAGTCCTCGCAGAGGGTGATCCGGGTCTTCTGCTTGGCGATCGTGAACTCCTGGGCGTAGGTCGCTGGCTTGCCGCACCGCTCGGCGGGGTTGAAGAACGACAGCGGCCGGTTGCAGGTCTCGCCGAAGTTCGCGGCGCCCCAGAAGTCCTCCTTGAGCTTCACGGTGCGCCCTCCACGATGACGAAGTCGCCGCGGCAGCCGCACCCGCAGCCCTCGAGCCAACCGCGCCTGATGAGCGACCGGCACTTGGCCAGGATCACCTTGGGCGGGACGTCGGGCAGCATCTCGCAGAGGTACTGCCATGTCGCGGACCTCGGGCCCTTGAGGGTGATGTTGAAGACCGGGAGCACGATGGGCACCCGCTCGTTCTCGGCGAGGACGAGTCCGAGGATGACGTGGTCGGGGATGTCCTTGGCCTGCATCACCATGTCCCGTGATCGGGCGGGTTGCCGGTCCACTTCGGCGCTGGATCGCGCATCACGTAGTTCCGGACCTCGATGAAGCGGCGCTCGCCGATGGCGTTCTTCTCCCACTTCTCGACGAGGACCATGGGCCAGTCGGCGCCGATGGTCTCGATCTTCTGCACGTGGTACTCGGGGATCCAGAGATCCCGCTGGTTCACCTGCACTCTCCCGTGAGGTCGAGCCTGGGCAGCCGGAGGCTGGGCACGTGGACCACCGGCTCGGCGCGGATCCGTCCACAGTTGGCGCAGACCGCCACGGCGACGATCTTTCCGAGGTTGGTCACGGTGCTGATGTTCCAGGAGTGAGGGGCCCAGGTCGGAACCGAGATCTGTTCGGGCGTGGCCATTAGAAGGGGACCTCCATGTGCTCGGACTCGGGACGGTTGCACTTGCTCCAGACGTCGATCCCGGTGAGCGGGTAGTAGTCGGAGTCGTCGGTGATCTCGGGGGGCGGAGGGGCCGTGCCGAGGAAGACGGCCCGGTCGCAGCGCCCGGGCACGATCTTCGACTCCTTGTACTCGTGGTTGATGAGCTCGGTCACCGGTGGGCCTCCAGCCAGAAGTAGGTCAGGAAGCCGAAGGCCGTGACCATGCCTGCGCCCCACAGCAGGAGGCCCAGGTCGTACTTGCCCGTGACCAGGTGGACGTAGACACCGATGGTCGCGATGGTGCCCTCGAGGAGGAGCAGCTTCATGGGCCGGGTCATCGGTGGAGCCACAGCTCGAGGATGACGCCAGCGAGGAAGCCCGCGCTGAACATCACCATGGCGGTCAGGATGACCGTGAATGCCTCGATCATCGGTCGATCCCGATGGTCAGCCAGTTGGCGCTGACCGGGACGACGAAGGCGTCGACGCGGGTCTCGATCTCGCCGTTGGCCATGATCTCCCGGACGACGTACACGGTCGTGCTGGGATAGTGCAGGTCGATCTTCTTGCGCTCGTCGCCGAGCCGGTGGAAGTTCTCCGGCTCGATCTCGAGGGTCACGGTGGGCGTGGTCACTTGAACGCCCCCCTGAGCGGATCCTCGAGCTCTTCGCGGAGAGTCGCGTTGTCCCGCTCCAGCTCCCTGATCCTGGCCAGGGCCTGCTTGAGCCGCTCGCTCTCGACGAGCAGCCGGTCGTCGCATGCGGCATGCGGGTCCGGGGTGAACCCGAGCTTCTCGAGCCGCTTCTTCCTGCGGTACCGCCTCATGTAGGCAGCGTTCTGTTCCGGGGTTCGAGCCATGTGTCCTCCTTGTTACGTGCGAGTAACAATACCGCCGTTTAGCCCCGTAGCACCAGTGTCTTCGCTCCAGGCCGATCCGGCCACCTTCGTCCACCTGCTGCGAGCCTCGGGCGGCTTGATCCTTGCCCGTGGGTGCCAGGTCGCCGTCAGGCTCTACGGCTGTGTGGGCGCCGCCGAGCTACAACACTCGAGGTGCTCCAAGCACGCGGGCTTTGCCATACCGGGGGGGCATGCGATCTTGCTTGCGGAGGGCACCATGCCCACCGGCGCCCGCCCCTGCGGGCGACCGAACGCACACACATGGAGGCTCACAATGAGCAAGCGCATGACCGTCGCCGATCTGGCAGCCGTTGTTGAGGCGCAGAACGCGCAGATCGCGGCCCTGCTCGCGGACATCCGCGGGATGACCACGCCTGTCGCGAGCACGCCTGCGACCGGCAAGGTGTCGGCCGCGTTCGGCAACCGGACGTTCGACGCGTACGTGGCCGACCGCCGTGCATCGGCGATCCCGTGCGAGATCCACGCCGCCGGGACGTGCAACCGCGCGTTCAGCCCGAAGTCGAGCGGGCGCACGGGTCACGTGGCCCGCATCGTCTAGCACGGGCGCGGGGCTCTCGCGAGAGAGCCTCGCTTCCAACTAACGGCGCCGCGCTCGTTCGTTC